TAGTCGTTGTAGCTGCTGTCTTGGAACTTCGCCGGGTCGTCGCAAACGTAGAACTTCGACAGGCCGCCGTCGGCTTCGCTCTGTATCTCACACTTACAGCCGTCAGTCCAACTCCAAATATGCCCGAAGGGGTTTTCAATTCCTCGGTAACTCGGAACGTGGGCGGTGTGGGTAATGCCCGCGCCGTTGTTTATGGTATAATCGACGACGCCGGAAGCGTTACCGAGCGAATTGGTAGTACCGCAGGGGACGAACGGGTAGTAGCCGTTATAGGTATTCCAATTCCCGGATGAAATTTCCGTAACGCCGGGTCCGAGGCCGCCCTGCTTGTAGCCGTTGGCGTCCGGCTGTGCGTTAAATGCGGCCTGGCTGTTAAGGTTGGCGTATTCAATGACGAAAAGCCAATAGGTCGCCAACTGCGCGGCGTATAGGTCGCAGTTCCACCCCTTGCCGTTAAGCCCGGCGGTTCCACGGTTACGGGCGT